TTTTTCATGCAAAAGACTTAAGCAAAACCGTACAAGCTAAGTTAAAAAAAAAGTAGTTAAAATGAAAGAAGGCGGTTTAGCTAAAAGTCAAAAAAGCCTTAAGTCATGGACTAAGCAGGATTGGAGAACTAAAAGTGGTAAACCTTCTACGCAAGGCCCAAAGGCTACAGGAGAGCGTTACTTGCCAGCTAGTGCTATTAAAGCTATGGATTCTAAGTCTTACGCTGCGTCTTCAGCGAAGAAAAGAGAAGATACAGCAAAAGGTAAGCAGTTCTCTAAGCAACCTAAGAAAGCGGCTAAAGCTGCCAAGCCGTACAGGAAAGTAACATGAGTAGAGTACTAAACGAAAAGCAACAACTCTTTATGCAAGTCTTGTTTGATGAAGCACAAGGTGATGTTGTACAAGCTAAGAAGCTTGCAGGTTATGCTGATGGCTCATCTACTAAGACTATTGTAGAGAGCTTAAAAGATGAGATTTTTGAGGCTACAAAGACTTACATGTCACGTCTTGGGCCTAAAGCTGCGGTTGCTTACGGTAGTGCTTTGGTTGACCCTACGCAGCTTGGTGTTAAAGAGAAGATGGTAGCTGCAGGACAGATACTTGATCGTGCTGGCATAGTTAAGACTGAGAAGGTTGCAGTAGAAGCTAGTGGTGGTTTGTTTATCTTGCCACCTAAAGAAAGTAATGATGATTAAGCACTTTGCGTTTAATGACTTAGGTTATTGGATGCTACCTAAGCCTAAGAAGCTACGACATTGGGAGAGAATACCAAGGCTAGTTAAGTTTATACCTTTTGGTTACGAGATAGACCCAAATGATGAACGTTGGTTAAACCCTATTGAGAAAGAGTTAGAACTATTAGAGCTTGCAAAGAAACATTTAAAGCAATATAGTTACAGAGAAGTTTCTGCTTGGTTAACTACACAGTCAGGCAAAAGCATATCTCACATGGGCTTAAAAAAGAGGGTAGACCTTGAGCGAAAACGTAAAGCAACTGCTAGAATCAAACGCAAGCTTGCCAAAAGGCTCCAAGAAGCGATCACGCAGTACGAAACGCTTGAAAAAGAAAGGACAGGCTACTACACCTGTCCAGCCGAGTAAAAGTGTTTCACGTGAAACAGTTCCAGCTACGGTTATACCTGCGCCGTTTGATGTAGAAGAAGCACAAAACATTGTCTTTAAGCCTAACGCAGGGCCACAGACAGATTTTCTAGCATCAGGTGAGCGTGAGGTGTTGTACGGGGGTGCAGCAGGTGGCGGTAAGAGCTACGCTACACTAGCTGACCCCTTACGCAACCTAAACCATCACGCATTTAGCGGATTGCTTGTGCGTCACACTACAGAGGAACTTAGAGAGCTTATACAGAAAAGTCAAGAGTTGTACCCTAAAGCAATTCCCGGCATTAAGTGGTCAGAGCGTAAGTCTCAGTGGGTTACACCTAGAGGTGGTCGCATTTGGATGAGCTACCTAGATAAAGACCAAGACGTTATGCGCTATCAAGGACAGGCGTTTAACTATATAGCATTTGATGAGTTAACACAATGGAGTACGTCCTTTGCGTGGAATTATATGCGCTCAAGATTACGTAGTGCTTCTCCTGAGTTAGGCTTGTACATGAGGGCCACGACAAATCCGGGTTCTGTTGGTCATCAATGGGTTAAGAAGATGTTTATTGATCCTTCAGAGCCTAACAAGCCTTTTTGGGCTACAGATATTGAGACAGGTAAAACATTAGCTTACCCTAGAGGACACACTAAAGAAGGTCAACCTTTATTTAAACGTAGGTTTATACCTGCAAGTTTATTTGATAATCCATATTTAGCTGACAGCGGCGATTATGAGACTATGTTGTTGTCTATGCCAGAACATCAACGTAAGCAACTACTAGAAGGAAACTGGGATGTCAATGAGGGTGCAGCGTTCCCTGAGTTTAATAGACAAGTTCACGTTGTTGAGCCTTACGACATTCCTAATAGTTGGGCGAAGTTCAGAGCTTGCGATTACGGTTACGGCAGTTGGACAGGCGTTGTGTGGTTTGCTGTATCACCCTCTGAGCAACTTGTAATTTATAGAGAGATGTATGTCACTAAAGTTACTGCTACTGACTTAGCGGATTTAATATTAGAGGCAGAGTCAGATGATGGCACCATAAGATACGGCGTGTTGGACTCGTCCCTTTGGCATAAAAGAGGTGACACTGGTCCTAGTCTAGCAGAACAAATGATTATGAAGGGCTGTCGCTGGAGACCTTCTGATCGTTCTAAAGGGTCTAGGGTGTCAGGCAAAAATGAGATACACCGCCGTTTGCAGGTAGATGAGTTTACTGAGGAACCCCAACTCGTATTCTTCTCTACCTGCACCAACTGCATAGCACAGATACCTAGTATACCTCTTGATAAGCGTAACCCTGAAGATGTAGACACAAACGCAGAAGATCACTTGTACGATGCTTTGAGGTATGGTATCATGACAAGACCTAGAAGTTCCTTGTGGGATTTCAACCCTTCAACACAGAGAAGCGGTTTTCAAGCCGCTGATCCAGTATTCGGATATTAAATATGGACCCAGATGATTTCACAACAGACTTTGAGACTAACTTAGAGTCAGGGCAATCCTCACACATTGAAGACGTTACAACTGAGAGTATGAGTGATCCTAAGACGGGTCAAATTATTAACTTAGTTATGGAACGCTTTAAGAAAGCAGAGGACGCACGTTTTACTGATGAGCAACGTTGGATGGATGCTTACCGCAACTATCGTGGTCTGTACAACAATGAAGTACAATTCACAGAAACAGAAAAGTCCCGTGTATTTGTCAAGGTAACTAAAACTAAGACATTAGCTGCATATGGTCAGATTGTAGATGTACTCTTTGGTAGTCACAAGTTTCCATTAGCTATTGACCCTACTACGCTGCCAGAGGGCGTGGCTGAGTCCGTACACTTTGATGCTTCTCCTAAAGCAGAACAAGGTGTAGATCAATTAAAAGAGACCTTTACGCCACCTGTATTTGGCTCTGATGATGCACAGCTACAACCGGGCGAAACTATGGATAGCTTGCGTGAACGTCTAGGTGGTATGGCTAAGAAGCTAGAGCCTGTAGAAGATAAACTTATTGAAGGTCAAGGTACGTTACCTACAAGCATTACTTTTAATCCTGCACTTATTGCAGCTAAGAAGATGCAAAAGAAAGTACATGATCAGCTAGAAGAGTCGGGTGCTAACAAGCAACTGCGCCTAGCTGCTTTTGAGACTGCTTTGTTTGGCACAGGTATTATGAAGGGGCCATTTGCCGTAAATAAAGAGTACCCTAATTGGGATGACACTGGCGAATACAAGCCTACTATTAAAACTGTGCCATCTACTAGCCACGTTTCTATTTGGAACTTCTACCCTGACCCTGATGCAGCTAACATGGATGAGGCTGAGTATATCGTTGAGCGACACAAGATGTCACGCTCACAGGTTCGTGCATTAAAGGGTAGACCTTTCTTTCGTGATAACGCCATTGATAAGTCTCTTGCTATGGGTGAGTCCTACGAGAAGAAATGGTGGGAGCAAGCAATGGAGGATGACGCTCAAAGCGGTAAAGCAGAGCGTTATGAAGTACATGAGTTCTGGGGTTTTGTTGACAAGAGTGTTCTTAAAGACTACGGTGTAGAGGTTCCTAAAGAACTAAAAGATGTAGAACAGGTAAATGTAAACATTTGGGTATGTCACAACCAAGTTCTGCGTCTTGTAATGAATCCATTTAAACCTGCACTTATTCCTTACTACGCTGTACCTTATGAGCTTAATCCGTATAGCTTCTTTGGCGTAGGTATAGCTGAAAATATGGATGACACACAGACTCTTATGAATGGGTTCATGCGTATGGCTGTAGATAATGCAGCCTTAAGTGGTAATATGCTTATTGAAGTAGATGAAACCAACCTAGTTCCCGGCCAAGATTTAAGTGTGTACCCCGGAAAAGTCTTTAGACGTCAAGGGGGTGCGCCCGGACAAGCTATTTTTGGCACTAAGTTTCCTAACGTGTCAGGCGAGAACATGCAGATGTTTGACAAGGCACGTGTATTAGCAGACGAGAGTACAGGCTTTCCTAGTTTTGCTCATGGTCAGACAGGAGTTTCAGGTGTCGGACGTACAGCTTCTGGCATTAGTATGCTCATGTCTGCTGCTAATGGTTCTATACGGAATGTAATTAAGAACGTAGATGATTATATGCTTAAGCCTTTAGGTAAAGCGTTCTTTAACTTCAACATGCAGTTTGACTTTGATCCTGAGATTAAGGGTGACTTAGAGGTACGCGCACAAGGTACTGAGAGCTTGATGGCTAACGAAGTGCGTAGCCAACGTTTGATGCAGTTCTTGCAAGTAGCACAAAATCCTGTACTGGCACCGTTTGCTAAGATGGATTACCTTATTCGTGAGATTGCAGTTAGCATGGATTTAGACCCTGAGAAGCTTACAAACAGTTTGCAAGACGCCGCTATCCAAGCGGAGATACTCAAGCAGTTCCAGCAGCCTCTACCACAACCACCAGAGGGTGGAGTTCCCCAGTCAGGTACTACCCCACCCCAAGGCGCAGCACCCACAGGACAGGCTCCTACGGGGCCACAGGACGCATCAGGTGGGGGTGGCGGTAACATTGGTGTAGGCTCTGCACCTGCGCCGGGAGAACAAGGATTTACTGGAAGGCCACAATAATGAGTTTTGCAAGTATGGTAGGCAAAAGCCTTTCAAAGTCTATTAAGGGTACAGACGATGAAACTGTTGGTGCTTTTATAGAAGTAGCAACTCCTGTTAAGAGTGTAGGTCGTAAGGGCAATAAAAGTATTGTAAGGGATACTGTTGCTAGTGGTAAATATAAGGGTACTGATAAGCCTGTAATTGTTAAGCCTACAGAAGCTTCGACAGAGGGTCTTATGCCTAGACAACAGAGGGCTACAAAGTCAGAAACTTCTGTTAGTGTTATGCCAGCACCGGGAAAGTTTTTTGACCCTTCAAAACCTGCCTATAAAGGGGATGGTATGACAGGGATGTTAAAGGGGGCTGACATTGATTTAGACTTAGACTTTGGTAACTATATAGTTATGGGTAAAAAACCTCAAGACGTTAGTAATAAAACTTTTCAAAACTTATTTATTACACCTCGTATTTCTAATAAAGAGTTGTCTACACTAGCATCTAAAACCACACGAAGTAAAGTTAAAGTAGATAATAAAGCTATTGCTAGAGCAAATCAATATGATGGCCCTGATTTATCATTAGAAGATATGCAAGATAACTACAAATTAAACACAGGTAAAGAAGGGAGCGTGTACAGGACTAATTTAGTGCAGCCTAGTCTGTTTAAAGTAGACGGAAATAAAAGAATTAATCATCCTATTGTTGCAGTTCAAGCAATGTCAGGCCCAGAAGCATCAAAGGCTTTTGCGGGTAAGGCAACTAAACATTATTATGCTTTAGATATGCAAATGGTTGGGCCTGTTAAGATGGATAGAATTACAAGTCGTAATAAAGATGGTACGGTTCCTCAACCTAATCTAAGACCTGCTACTGTGGGAAATGTTAATTTAGGTAATAAAATTGGTGAGATAAAACTAGGTGAAAATTCTCACGATTTATATGACTATATAGAAGTAGATGGTTCTATGTCTATGGCTGATGAAATTAGAAAAGTGGCAAAGTATAAACTAGGTGGATTAGTGCAAAGGCCAACCAAATGAGCCAACTAAAGAAACTCGTAAACGATAAACCCTTATGGGATGCTTTTGAGGCTGAACTAGAGGAGCGCATTCAAGGTAGTTACAAGGCGTTTTCACAAACAGATGACCCTATAGTTATGAATAGAATGCAGGGTGCAGTACACACTTTAACTGCGCTTAAACAATTAAGATTAAAGGTAAACGCTAATGGATGAACAGATGGAAATGGCTTTAGGCCAAGCTGAGACAGTAGACCCTGTATCAGGCAATGATGTACCTCCGGGATCGTTACCAGAGGAAGTAAGGGATGACATTGATGCCAAGCTATCTGAGGGGGAGTACGTTGTTCCTGCTGATGTTGTTCGTTTCTTTGGGGTAAAATTCTTTGAAGATTTACGTATGGAAGCAAAAATGGGCTTGCAACAGATGGATGCAGATGGTAGAATAGGCGGTGAACCAGTACCAGCAGAAGCACCTCAAGTAGAGGACAGTGAAGACTTGGCTAAACTAAAAGCTGCACTTTCTGAGTCAGGCATGTATGCTGGTGGTTTAACTGATGGGGGAACTCTTGATAACTTTATTGATGACGCTTCTCGTAGTCCTATGGTTAATGGAAGAATGAGAGCAAGTGGGGCTACAGTTAATATGGCTGTTGGCGGTTTAATTCCTACAGGCACCTATGGGGATGCTACTAAAGTAGACGGTATTATTAAACAGCTTATGACTGCAGCTAACAAAGACCCTGCGTTAATGGAAAAGCTTGCCAGTAAAGGTATTATGGTTAACAAGACAGGTGCAGATAAAAAGTCTGCTGAAATGCAACAAGCTAATAAACCCCAAGAGCCTATTGAGGCTAGAGAGGGTACTCTTGTATCTCCTAAAGATCAAACTTTACCACAGTTTCCTAGAAATCAGGCTGGTAAGGTAGTATTAACAAATCAAACTATACCAAAGTTTCCTATAGGTAGTTTTGGACAAACAGTTTTACCATCACAAACTGACCCATTTGATTCGTTTAGAAACTTTGGAACTTTAGGTGGTAGTAGTTTTAGTTTTGGAGCCGCCTCAGAGGAGGAAGAAGATTTCATTAAAAAGTATCTTAATCCAAAAGGTATTCCAAGAGTAGTAATACTTATTGACCCAGACGGTAACGAAATTCCTGTGGCGTGGAATACAAAGATGAAGATACCAGAAGGATTTACTTTAAAAGATGATTTATCTTATGAGTCTTATTTAGCTGGTACTTCAAAGACAGAGGCTTCGGGATTGACTTCAGTACCTTACTCAATGGGTACTGAGGATGAGGATCGTAAGACAGGTGATGATTCTGATTCAGGTCCGTATGGTCAAGTAACTTCTGCAAATACTCGCAAAGATGGTAGCATTAGTAGTGCTGACAAGGATGGAATAGGTTTTTTATCAGTAGGTGATTTATCAGAAAAGACTACAAAACAACTTACAGATATGCTAAATAAAAATAAAAAAATAGGTAAAACTACTACTGTTTTATCTATGGCCGCTGGTTTAAATCCTCTTGTAGCCCTTGGTGCTAACGCCTTTATGGCTATGAAAGGTTCCTCACAAAAACGCCAAGTAAATGAAGAACTAAAACGTAGGAAAGAGGAATCCATTGAAAAAGGCGAGTGGGACTCTTTAAATAAAGATGAAAAAAACGCAATAGAGGCAGCTCTAAAGCAAACTGATCCAAGGCTTAAGGCTTCAAAGAATAGATTTGGCCCAAAAGAATATGAAGAAAGAGGTCCATTAGGACAATTCTTTGCAGATATAGGTGATGCTATCTTTGGGGATGTTTCTGGTAACAAATCAGGTAGTTCTAGTTCGTCTACAGAAAAAGTACAAAATGTACAAGAAAGAAGTATTAATAATGCAGTTCAGCAAGTTTTAAATGTTGAAAAACAAGAAAAACAAGCCGCTGCAGATCAGCAAGCTTCTCAAGCTGCTCAAGCTAGACAGCAAGTAAGAGCAGGGATGCAACGTCAAGATTTCAGGCCAACAGGTAATCGTCAGTTAGATGAACAAAGAGCCAGAAATTTAGAGGCTGGCATTATAACTAGAGTTGATCAAGGTGGCTATCAATATAGTGGTCCTGCATCAGGTATGCAAGAGTACAGAAACCAGCAAGATGCAGCACAAAGTCGTAGAAGAACAGATGCTATTAACAAATCCTTTGGTACAAGCTTTGGCTATGGTTCAACTGGTGACGCTTCATCAGGTAACTATCGTTCTTACACAGGTGGCTTAGTCTCTATGCCAGCAGCTAAACAAAACAACAAGAAACAAACAACCCAGCGCAGAAAAGGCTTAGGCACTAGGCCATAATAATAATAAAAAGGAAAACTAATGCCACCAGAACTAACAACTATGGAGAAACCTAAAGTAGCAGGTTTTGTAGATAGCAACTATCGCAATGCTAATGCACGGCGTATTGCTGAAGAAGAAGCTGAGATTGCTAAATTTGATGCAGCCCAAGAGGGGGGCGATGAGCAACAAGAAGAGCAGGATCAAGAAAGTGTTGCAAAAGAGCAACAGGTTGATGCTAAGGAGCCTGAGACAGGGGAAGAACGTACATACAAGAAACGGTATGATGATATTCGCAAACTTCAAAGCAACACTGCAGCAGAACTAAAGGCTATCAAAGCTCAACTAGAGAACGCTAAAAATCAAGGTAGTGTACGTCCACCTAAGAGTGATGAGGACATTCAAGCTTGGGCAGAAAAGCACCCTGATGTAGCTGCTATTGTTGAGACTATTGCTGAAAAGAAAGCACAAGAAAAGTTCAGCATTGCAGAAGATCGTTTACGTGAAATAGATGAAATGTCTGCAGAGGCTAATCGTAGTAAATCTATGGATGCTATTCGTGAGTCACATAGTGATTTTGACGATCTTAAGGAAAGCGATGAGTTTCACGATTGGGCAGGAGAGCAACCTAAGTGGGTACAGGATGCTTTGTATGAGAACCAAGATGATCCACGCTCTGTAGTACGGGTCATTGATCTATACAAGTCAGACAAGGGGTTAGACACTAAGTCTCGTAAGAAGTCATCTAAGGATGCTGCATCTGCAGTTGTAACCAAGCGTACAACCAAGCCAAGTCAGGCTGAAACGGATGTTTCTTTTACTGAATCCATGATTAGCAAGATGTCTATGAAGGAGTTTGAGAAAAACCAAGACGCTATTATGGAAGCACAACGTACAGGTAAATTTATTTATGATCTTTCTGGTGCTGCAAGGTAAATAAAAGCTTGACAACAAAAGATTACTAAGTATAACTATACACGTAAGACACTAAAAGGAGAGAGAAGCCCTACTTTAGGTAGCTACCTTTTCTCTCCTACACTACTAAGCAACAACATATTAGTTAAGACCTACCTGAATTTACAGGCCCGTTGTAACAACGCCACCCTTAGAAATGCAGCCTCTTCAACTTGTGTTAAGCTTACTTAAACCTAAGCCAAACATTTAATGGAGGAACCATCATGGCTTTTACAACCGCAACAGGTTACGGGAATTTACCAAACGGTAATTTTAGCCCAGTAATCTATTCAAAAAAAGTACAGCTTGCATTCCGCAAGAGTACAGTAGTTGGTGACGTTACCAACTCAGACTATTTTGGTGAAATCGCTGCACAAGGTGATACCGTCAAGATTATCAAAGAACCCGAAATTTCTGTCTCAGAGTATGCACGTGGCACGAATGTCACAGCACAAGATTTGCAGGATGACGATTTCAATTTGGTCATTGACAAAGCGAATTACTTTGCTTTTAAGATGGACGATATTGAAGAGGCACACAGCCACGTCAATTTCATGGACCTTGCAACTAGCCGTGCTGCCTATCGTTTGGCAGACAACCATGACCAAGAAGTTCTTGCGTACATGTCAGGCTATAAGCAGTCTTCTTTGCACAGCAAAGGCGATGCCCTTAACACAACTGTTAATGGTTCTAAGGCTGTAGCTACTGCAGGTGCTAACGAACTGCTTTCCTCTATGCAACTGCATAAAGGTGACTTTGGCAACATCACTACTTCCTCTGCTGGCACTCACTCAATTCCTGTGACTGCACGTATGCCGGGAGCGACTTCGCTGCCAACTGCTACCGTTTCTCCTGCAATGATTGTTGCTCGTATGAAACGTCTGCTTGACCAACAGCAAGTTGACTCACAAGGGCGTTGGCTGATCGTAGACCCGGTGTTTATGGAAATCCTTGCTGATGAAGATTCACGCTTCATGAACGCTGATTTCGGTGAATCAGGTGGGCTGCGTAATGGTCTTGCTGTAAGCAACTTCCACGGCTTCCGTGTTTATTCCTCGTCCAATTTGCCAGCACTCGGCACTGGGGCAGGTACAGCAGGTACAGCTAACCAGTTGACTAATTGCGGTATTATCGTAGCTGGTCATGACTCGTCTGTTGCAACTGCAGAGCAGATCAACAAGACAGAAACATATCGTGACCCTGACAGCTTTGCTGACATTGTTCGTGGTATGCATCTATACGGACGTAAGATTCTTCGCCCTGAAGCAATCGTTACTGCCCGTTATAACGCAGCATAAGGAGGATATAAATTATGGCTACGTTTGACATGACTTCCATTGATACCGCTGGCGTTGGGGCAAATGTTCTTGCTGTTCCAACTAATGTCGGTAATGTGGTACGCACTATTGAAGCAATCCTAGATATTGATGCTATGATTACTGCAGGTGCTACTATTGCTAATGGTGACATTTTCCAACTCTTAGAAATTCCTGCTGAATCAGTAGTAGTTGCTGCTGGTGCGGAAATTATGAAGTCTTTTACTGCAAGTTGTACTTGTAATATTGACTTTGGTGGTGGCGATGACATCATTGACGGTGCTGCACTTGACGCTGCTGCTGGTACATACCTTGTAAAAGGTAGTAACGGTGAAGCTAACATTGTAAACACTGGTGCTGCATCTACATTTGCTGCAGAAGCACTTGCTTGTGTTGGTGCTGCAGATACTATTGATGTAGTTATCGCTGGTGCTGCTGCTGCAACTGGACGCTTGCGTGTCTATGCAGTAATTGCAGATGTTTCTGCCGCAATGACTGAGGCTGCAGTAGCTCAACGTGATCTACTGTAATAGACCTACATACTTTGGGGCTGGCTATATGCTGGCCCCATTAGTGTATCAAACTTATGCAACAAAAAACTCTTGGGGCATAAAGGATTTATTAAGGAAGCATAATGGCTCTTACTTTTCTTACTTTAGCTAATAGCGTTATTACACGTATGAATGAAGTAGAGCTTACTTCTAGCAACTTTACCAGTGCTAGGGGTGTACAGATACAATGCCAGAATGCAGTAAATGAATCAATACGATACATCAACCAGCGTGAGTTTGGCTATTCTTTTAATCACGCTAGTAATTCTTCTACCTTAGTAGCAGGGCAATGTAGATACACAGTACCTACAAGTACCAAGTCTATTGATTATAGCACAGCTAGAATTAAGAAAGACACTGATCTTAATGCACGTGGTAATAACCTAGCAACGTTGAGCTATAATGAGTATATTGAAAAAGACTACGCCAATGAGGAAGACGATGTTGTAGCGACTACGCTAAACGGTTCACACTCTGATAGTGTAGCTACACTAACACTTGTATCTACTACAGGACTTGACGCTACAGGCACAGTACATATAGGCAGTGAGCAAGTTACCTACACTGGCATACTAGGTAATGACATTACAGGCTGCACACGTGGTGCTAATAGCACTACTGCTGCTACACACTCTAGTGGTGTGGCAGTTACACAGTTTGAGGGTGGGGGTGTACCTAGAAGTATTGTACGTACTCCTGACAACAACTACCTCTTGTATCCGTACCCTGATAAGGCATATGCTTTAGTTTTTGACTACTACACTTTTCCTGCTGATTTGTCTGCACATGGCGATACTACAAGCATACCTGATCGTTTTGCACCTGTGGTAGTAGATGGTGCTACAGCTTATGTATATCAGTATAGGGGTGAGTTAAATCAATACCAGTTAAACTTTAGTAGGTTTGAGCAAGGCATTAAAAACATGCAAAGCTTGTTAATTAATAAGTATGAGTATATTAGATCAACTGTAATAAACAGACCCCGTGGTTCTGCTAACTTTATGTCGGGTGTTAGTTAATGCCAGATAATTCACAAGTACAACCAGTAGCATTTAATTGTCAAGGCGGTTTAATACTTAACCGTTCTAACTTTATTATGCAACCGGGAGAAGCCCTAGAACTAGAAAACTTTGAGCCTGATATCTCAGGTGGTTATCGTAGGATCAATGGCTTTCGTAAATTTGTTAATCAAGTAGTACCTTTTACAGCTTCATCCTCTGAGACTACTTTAATGGTTGCTAGTTTTACAAACAAGGTAGTAGCAGCTAGAGGTGAAAAGATATTTACTTCTGCTTCTACTGAGTTAGCTATTGCTATTGCATCTAGCACAGGCATGACAGGATCAGGTACTATTACTGTACCTAGTACTACAGGGTTTTCTTCTAGTGGTACACTGCAGATTAACTCAGAGTTATTTACTTACACAGGTATTAACTCTACTACATTTACTGGTGTTACTAGGGCTACATCCAGCACTACTGCAGCAGCACACGCTAAGACAGATATAGTATCAGAGAGTTGGACAGTAAGAGATACAGGCAGAACTAATGCAGCTAAGTATCACTTTGAACGTTTTAACTTTGATGGTAATGAAAAGATTATTCTTGTAGATCAGGTTAATGCACCTGTAGTATTTAACTCTTCTATGGCAGCTACAGATGTAAGCACTAGCAGTGTAGCAGGGGCTAAGACAGTAGCTGCATATAGAAACCATATGTTTTATGCAGGTAAGTCTACTACCCCACAAGAGATAGTTTTTAGTGAGCCGTTTAATGAGGATGGTTTTAGTAGTGGTGCAGGTGCAGGTAGCATTAAAGTTGATGATACAGTAGTTGCACTAAAAGTCTTTCGTGACAGTTTGTTTATCTTTTGTGAGAATAGAATATTTAAACTTACAGGATCAACACTTAGTGACTTTGCAGTACAGCCTGTAACAAGAAACATTGGTTGCATTAATAGCTTTACCGTACAGGAATTTGCAGGTGACTTAATCTTCCTTGGTCCTGATGGACTGCGTACTGTTGCTGCTACTGCACGTATTGGTGATACAGAGCTTGGTACTATTAGTAAGAACATTCAGTCTTTGTTTGATGAGAACATTAAAGATGCAGGGGCATTTGATAGTGTAGTTATACCAGACAAGACACAGTACAGAATATTCTTTAATAAAGATGGACAGTCGGCAAGTTTATCTAAAGGTGTTATCTGTGTATTAAAGAAAGAAGCATTTGAGTTTTCTGAGACACTTGGAATGCAGACTGCTTGCACTGATAGCTTTGTAGAATCAGGTGATGTATTTGTATTACATGGTGATACTTTAGGTTTTGTACAAAGACAGGAAGCTGGTAATACTTTTGATGGTGTAACTATATCAGGTAAGTATAGAAGCCCTGACATGAGCTTTGGCGATAACGGTATTCGTAAGCACATGCAACGGGTAATTATTAACTACAAACCAGAAGGCACTATTGATGCGGATTTGATTGTACGTTATGACAATGAGGATAAAGACTCAGCTAGACCCGCAGTGTATCCGTTTGACACTACATCACTAGCAGCTACATATGGTGATGCTACATACAGCACAACAGCTAGTACAACACAGTTTGTTTATGGTGGACCTTCACAACCACTTGTACGACAGCCAGTAGAAGGTTCAGGTTTTTCTGTAGCACTTAGGGTAGAAGATGGTGGTACAACTAATCCGTACTCCCTTAAAGGGTTTCAGTTAGAATATCAATTAGGAGCAAGACGTTAGATGGGTGCTACATACACAAGACAGTCAACGTATAATGACGGGGATACAATCACAGCAGATCATACTAATGATGAGTTTGATCAGCTTTTAGCTGCCTTTGCAGCAAGTACAGGTCACACACATGACGGTACTACAGGTGAAGGTGGGCCAATTACTAAACTGGCTACTACCTCTGTTACTATAGGTGATGGCACTTCAGGTACAGACATTACAGTAACCTTTGATGGTGAGAGTAATGACGGTGTGTTTAAGTGGATGGAGGATGAGGATTACTTTGAGTTTTCTGATGATCTACTTATTGCGTCAACAGAGAAGATTCAGTTTCGTGATACTGCTATCTATCTTAATTCTAGTACTGACGGCCAGCTTGACATTGTAGCTGATACAGAGATACAGATTGCAGCTACTACTATAGACATGAATGGTGCTGCTGATATTTCAGGTAACTTAGCTGTTGGTGGCAATCTTACAGTAGCAGGTAATGCAACAGTAACAGGCACTACTACCTTTAATGGTGGCACTCTTACTTTTGGTGATGCAGCTAGTGACAATGTTGTGTTTGGTGCTGATGTAAACTCAAGCATTATTCCTAACACAGATAACACATTTGATTTAGGTTCGTCTGGTCAAGAGTGGCGTGACTTGTTTGTTGACGGTACAGCTTACCTAGATGCTATTAACTTTAATGGTACAGCTATCTCATCTACTGCTGCTGAACTTAATCTTTTGGATGGCGTAACAGCCACAAC